CCAGTACTGGTAGCATCATCAAATGTGTCACGTGTCCATGTTAACATCAAGTTTCTTAATGTGTCTGCTTTGTCGCAAATGAATTCGATATCATAACTACCGGCATACTTTGCTGATCCAGGCACTCTGAAGTCCAATCCCATGTAAGAAACAGTATTTTCTGAAATTTCACGACCAGGAATAACACCACCTTTGGCGTATACAAGATCGTCTTCAGAAACTACCACGCTTCCGTCACCGTTTTGAATGTTAAGTACTCTGAATTGAAAGTCGCGGCTGAAATCTCTTTCCTGCGCTACTCTGTAGAAGTCTGTTATTGTTTGTCTTACGTCTGGCATAGTGTTTTCCTTTTAATTATTTAGTCATCAGCCTACCAATTCGCTGAAGTCTTGACCGGTTCTTGTTGCATAAAAGTTAACAAGAATGAATTCGGCTGCACGAGTAGGTTTGATGTAGATATCAACTACCATCTCGTTGCGATCGATCACTTCAGGTGTGTTGTTACGCTCGTCACATACTAACAAGTAGTCGTACATGCCTTGCGTGTTCTTCACCTCTTCGAATATAGGTCTCAACACGTTCAACGCCTGTGTTCTCGTGAACAACGTGTTTGGCTCAAATACAAAGTACTTGATCGTGTTGAGTACTGCTTTTTGCAAATACAAGAACAATCTACGTACGTTGATTCGATCAAACGCACTAGGCTTGACTTGCATGGTTTTCTGACCGAAGATCACAAAACCTTCGTTCGGGAAACTTGCTACTGGGTTCAATCCGATTGAATACAGTTGGTCTCTCTCTTTTTGTTTTGGATAGAAAGCGAGATCCGCCATTCCGCTGAGAAGACCTCTCGTGAAACCTGCTGGTGCGAACCATGGATAAAAGTTACTATCTGTGTTACCCATGTTTGCTGCTGCAAATCCACTGAACGGCACCCAAACACCTCTGTTCAACACCTTGTCATTGACGAACGCCCAACTAGCGTAACTCACGCAATAGTTGCTGTTCTTGGTTCCACCGGTGAGGGTGTGTCTCAATGGCCAGTAAATGTGTTGCGAGAAGTTGACACCTTTTTGACGATTCTGACTCGTGAGAATCTTGGTGTTCCTTCCTTGTACAAAAATGTATCTCAATGGATCGGCAATAAAAATGTTGTCTTTACGCTGGAATTGACAGAAATTTTTGAATGTATCAAAAATAGTGTCATATTGCACCAGGTAATCAATTGCACTTCTGTTGTCAATCACTTTGGTGGTGTACAGACCATTTCCGCTAGCGGGTGCTGATTCTGTTGTTTCGAAGTTACCTATGTCGTAGAATTCGTCCTCGTCGAAATTTGCAGTTCCACCTTTACTTCCAACGTAAACTGTACCCAATCCTGCTTCAATTGTGATATCGATTGGGAACAAGTCAAAATTGTCAGCTAGTTCGAACACACGCTCCAGTTTGGCGGGAATGTTACCCACTTCTCTTGCTTGTGCTACTTGTTTCTGATAAACTCCATGAGGGTATAGATTGCGACCATGCTTGACAGCTATCTTACCAGATTTCATGTACTGCTGCACCCAAGACAGGTAGAGTCTGTCTGTGTTCTCTTCATTGGCGTTCAAGAATGATTGTTCGATCTTGAGATCTGTGATCTCTGGAGTGTCTGGTGCCATGTCGCCAGCTTCTACAATCTCTTCGTAGCGACGAACGTCTTTGATTGGAAGTACACGCACCTTCTTAGTGGGTAAGCCGTGCTGGTCTTGCCAATTTCCACCGTTTTTCGAGATACCATCATTGATACGTAAAATCAAGTTGGCACTACCTTCAGCTTCACTCTCGATAAAGAAACTGGTTGCAGCTCCACCGGACGATTGGAATTTTTCACGGAAATGATTTAAACTTCCCACAACACTATCAGCTAGTATGAAGTCCAATTTGTTTGTGTCTGCTTCAAGTGTGGATTGACGTATCTTGAACACTCCGATCGAAAGCACGTCACTGAATTCATCAGTACCGATGTTGTTTTCGCTCAAATTCTCGAGAACTTCACTGATACTACCATCTAATCCGACTTGCTTTTTGTTACCAAATTGATCGAATGTAAATCCAGCACTCAAGCTGAATGTCAAACGGCTCAACGTACCAGCAGATTCGTCAGGTACATCAACATAACCTCCGGATGTACCGCCTAGTTTTTTGCTGAGCGATTTGAGCTTGCCCACACTGTCGTAATCGGTAGCTGGGTTCAAATTAGTGTTGTCCGACAATCCTACATAATAACCTTCGAATTTCTCATTGATTATGAATTTTTTATTGTTGATCAATAACAACCCGATACCGCCTTTGAGAGACAGGTCATTGAAAGTGTTGAATGTTTGGTTCTCTAATTTGCCGGCTCCAGTTTGCTTGAGCGACACTTCTCCTTTTACAAGTTGCTGATACTGTTCAGCGTCTAGTTCGATGTTTGAAGGCTCACCAAAATAGAATCTGTCACTTGAACCCAAGTCCCAGCCAATTTTTGTTGTCAACCAGGTCGCAAACTCTGCTAGTTCGGGTACCAAGTAAAAATATTTAGCTGGTATTGAGTCTTCGTCACCTGCGACATACTCCTCAAAAAATCCAGGATTATCATTGGTTCCGTAACCAGACAAAGGTTTGGAAGCGAAACCAGAAGCGTCGTTATCTGCCAAGCCACCTGGATAACTCATGAAACCAGGAGTCACATCATCGTTTCCATGAACTTC